CAACCTGGACATTGACATCAGCTATGAAGAAGCCACATTCATTAAAGAAACGTTTATTGACACCTACAAGTTACGTGAAATCACTCTGATCCCTGCCAAGACCACAGATCTTACTGAGTATGAGATTCAGGGCAATATTGAATTTGAATCAGTTGATCAAATTGTTTTCAGCCAATTGCAGACCATCGACAGTAATCAATACAATCCCAATCTGTTGTTAGACATCTATAGAAATTTGTGATAGACGACCAAATTATTATCATCAGCTACCCGTCTGGAGGGTTCGGAAACTTTATATATCATGCATTGAGTGAGTTTTCCAGCAATACATATAAAGTGCCCAATCAGGAGTTTACGTTCTCCCTGGACGGTAATAGTCATGCCACTCGAAAGTATATAACACCGTACTTCTTTGATCCTGATGATTATCGTTACGAGCTGCCGGATACTGATAAGCTATGTTTGGTTCTCTGTGATAATGGTATCGTTAACGACAGCTACCTTCAACTGCGACAAGTATTTCCCACCGCCAGAATCATACGCACCAACATCACCGAATCAATGAGACCAGTGATATATCAGACATGCGTAATCAAAGCACAGCAACAGGACCTGGTGGGTGTAAATGCCCAGCACATCCATGACAATTGGCAGGATGCTGGCCAGCCTCATGCCGTCAGAGAACATTTTACTCTGCTGTATCATGACTGGAAATTTGGTTGGAACCCAACTACAGAATCCAGAGTTGTCAACATCGAGCTAGAGCACTTGATAACACAGCCAGTGGCCTGCTTGCTTGATATAATTGGTGCCATTGATGGTCGAGTCACTGATCTCGAACAATTGCAGAAGTTTTGTCAACAATGGCACAGCACTAACAAACAGTACTTCCAAGTCTATTACGATTGGTATCGAATTCGAAACAGTCTGACACAAGCAGTGGATTCGGATATCAGCGATATTACCGATTTACACACACAGGGGTATGTTAACTATTGTATAGAACGTGACTACTGTGTTACAATACCAGTCTATGATTACCGAAACTGGTTTACTTCCACTGATCAAATAAAAGAAATGATACGATGTTTAAAATAAAAACACTGACAGTTAAAAATTTCATGAGCGTGGGAAATTCCACACAAGCAGTGGATTTCAATCGCAATGACTTGACATTGGTTTTGGGTGAGAACCTGGACCTGGGCGGTGACGACAGTGGTGCCCGCAATGGCACTGGCAAGACCACCATCATCAATGCCTTGAGTTTTGCTTTCTATGGCAATGCGCTGACCAACATCAAGAAAGACAATTTAATTAACAAAACCAATCAAAAGAACATGATGGTGACCATTGACTTTGAAAAGGATGGACAAAGCTATCGTATCGAGCGAGGCCGCAAGCCCAGCATCATGAAGTTTTGGATTGGCGATATTGAAAAAGAAATCACTGACGACGCACAAGGTGACAGTCGAGAGACACAGGCTGACATAGAACGTATGCTGGGCATGAGTCACGATATGTTCAAGCATATTGTGGCATTAAACACCTACACCGAGCCGTTCTTGAGCTTAAAAGCCAATGAACAGCGCACTATTATTGAGCAATTGCTGGGCATTACCCTACTAAGTGAAAAAGCAGAATCTCTTAAAGAGAACAATAAAGCCACCAAGGACGCCATCACAGCTGAGGAATACCGCATTAAAGCAGTAGGTGATGCCAACCGACGCATCGAAGAACAGATTGAAAATCTCCGGCGCCGACAAACCATGTGGCAGAACAAACATGCTGAAGATCTGGGCCGGCTGGAATCAGCGTTGGTACAATTGCAGACCATTGATATTGATGCTGAAGTTCAGGCGCACAAAGACCTCACAGCATATAACCAGAAACGCAAGGACATAAATGATTTAACCACCATGTCTAAACGTGCTGCTGTTGATGAACAACGTGGCCAAAAGTTAGTTGACAAGTTAAAACAGGAAATTGCCGATCTAGAAGACCATAAATGCAGCACATGTGGTCAGGATTTACATGATATCAAACATGAGCAACTGTTGTCAGAAAAACAGAATGCGCTAAAGGAAGCATCGTTACAAGCACTTAGTGACAACGGACAATGGATAGAATTGCTGGGTGCGCTACAAGATCTGGGAGAGCTGGGCACACAGCCCAAGGTGTTCTATGATAAAGAAGAAGATGCTATTCATCATCGTAGTACATTAGCCAACTTACAACAACAGATTGAAACCAAACGCACTGAAGATGATCCTTACACTGAGCAAATTGTGGAAATGCAGACGCAGGGTGTGGAAGAGATCAGCTACGATGTCATCAATGACCTGACCAATTTAAAAGATCATCAGGAATTTTTGCTGAAACTGTTGACCAACAAAGACAGTTTCATTCGCAAGAGAATTATTGATCAGAACCTGTCCTACTTAAATGCACGTCTGGGACAATACTTGGATCGCATTGGACTACCGCATACTGTAAAATTCAACAACGACCTGTCAGTGGCTATTACAGAACTGGGCAGAGACCTGGACTTCGACAATTTATCACGTGGTGAACGCAATAGACTTATATTGTCCTTGAGCTGGGCATTCCGAGATGTATGGGAAAGTCTGTATCAGCCCATTAACCTGCTGTTCATTGACGAACTGGTGGATTCAGGCATGGATAGTTCGGGTGTGGAAAACAGTCTGGCTGTCCTGAAGAAGATGAGCCGCGACGCCAACAAGAGCATTTGGCTGGTATCGCACAAGGACGAGTTGGCTGGCAGAGTCAACAATACCCTACATGTGGTCAAGGAAAATGGATTCACAACCTACAATACGGACGTGGAAATCACATGAGTTTAGCCACATGGCACTGGCACATAGAGATCAGCAGCAAATGTACACTACGTTGCCCACGTTGTGCCCGTCAGGAAGTTCCTGATTCTCTGATTAATACTGAGTTGAATTTGGAGTTTTTTAAACGAAATTTTACTCCAGAGTTTGTCACCAGCAATGTAGAAAAAATCACATTCTGTGGCGACGATGGCGATCCCATATATGCTCATGACTTGATTCCAGTCATACGATACATTAAGAGCATCAAACCTGTGGAGATTGTAATTGTCACCAATGGCAGCTATAAAAAACCCCAATGGTGGACTGAATTGGGTTCTGTACTGGAACATCAGGACACGATACATTTCAGCATCGATGGTTGGGATCAGGAAAGCAATAGCCGGTATCGTATCAACAGCGACTTCGAAAGCATCATGGCCGGTATGCAGGCTCTACGTGCCACCAGTTCTTGCCGCATGATCTGGGACATGATTGTGTTTAGTTTTAATGAATTGAACATTGACCGCATGTCGGCGCTGGCACAGACCATGGGGTGTGATTTTATGCAGTTGACCAAGAGTACCAAATTTGGTAGTATTTACCCGTCATACGGTCAGGACGATGAGCTAGAACCTAACCTTGGATTCGTTAGTAAAACCAAACGGTTTGAGCGACTAAGCATCGCATTCAACAAAAGAAGAACGTATACTGAACACAAGGTTAATTTTGTCATGTACGACCGGGTCAAGGAAAATAAAGACATCGTTCCCCTGTGTGAGATAGGCAATAAAGGACTATATATAGATGCACGTGGTCGATTATTTCCGTGCTGTTGGGTGGCCAATCGTTATTCACACAATAACGAATGGCAAGAATTAGCCAATCGTTTTGATTTACAAAAACGATCGTTAACTGATGTATTGGCAGATGTTTTTTGGGATACGGAGTTTCGTACTTTCCGTTGGCAGGAATGCCAGACCAAGTGCAACAGTAACGTAGTAGATGAAAAATATGCAACTCAGTGGTAATTAATATAAGTAACAGATGACATGGTATTATCAAGGAACACTGGTTGAAGAACTACCCGAAGATTGTGTGGGGTTTGTGTACTTGATCACCAACAATATAACTGGCAGAATGTATGTGGGTAAAAAGCTGGCAAAGTTTGCCAAAACCTCGTATAAAACTGTAAAATTAAAGAACGGCAACAAAAAACGCAAGAAAATTCGAAGTAAAATTGACTCAGATTGGCAAGAATATTATGGCTCCTCAACTGAACTAACTGAAGACATCAACTCCCAAGGCCCCGACAAATTTACCCGCCAGATACTTTACTACTGTAAAAGCAAGGCAGAATGCTCATATATAGAAGCACGTGAACAATTCAGCCGTAGAGTACTGGAATCAAATGATTATTATAACGGACAAATCAGCGTCCGTGTCCATGGCTCAC